CAAATAACGTGTTGGTCGGGCAAGCGACGAAGAGCTGTTTGCCCGACTGATCTTCTACGGGGTGACCCTGCTGGGACGACCGGAGCGCGAGGTTTGGCTCATGCCACTTGGCGCACTGCTCGATCAGTGGGAGATATATCGGCAGTTTGAAGGAATTGCTAGAAAAAGGCAAGAGCTGTGCGTTGACGAAGCCATACCGGCAGGAATATATTGATCCTGTACAGAATCGTACAGCGAAAAGAGCGGGAGGTATGGTATGAAGACAAGCGGTCTGCGTGTGATGTGTAAAAATAATTCTGCTATCCGACGAATCGCCTGCTTTCTTGCCGCGCTTTTTGCTTTTACCCTGATTGGCTGTAAAAACGAAACCACAATACCATCTGCAACCACCACGCCGGTCGCTTCGCCAACAGCCGCCCCATCCGAAACATGGCATTGGACCTTGGAGGATGGTTGGCGGCAGAGTACGATCGAAGGCGAAACGGTTCTGGAGGGAATTGGGCACTCGTGGGCGACTTTGGAGGAGGAGACCTGGACGAACGTCGCTCTGAGCGCGCAAGTGAAGATTACATCGGGTACGGTACATCTGAATGTTCGGCGCAGCGAATCCGAAGCGGGCGCGAGTCGTTACTTTATCGGCGTGAATCAAACCAGTCTCTATCTGGATAAGCAGGTGGGAGAGGATTTTACCGATCTTGCGGTTAAGCAGATCGAGTTGGACGACGATTGGCACGCAATTGAGATCAAAGCCTGCGGAGCGCTGATCAACGTATGCCTTGACGGTGTGCTGTATATCGTCTATGAGGATGAAGCCCCGTTGAGCGGGAGCGAAGTGGCGTTGGAAACACTGGAGGACTCCAGCGTCCAGTTGCGCGCGCTGAGCATATCGCAGGCGGAAGCGAACGATCTGACCGCCCCATCCATCGAGGAGAATACACTACGTTTGGAGGAAGAGGCACGCAATGCGTTCCTTCCGGATGAGACGCATGAAGGCGATTTGATATTGAGCGGGTCCGAAGAACTGACCATTGAAAACGAACAGTACCTTCAGCTTGGGAACGTCTACCTGAACGATCAATCCAAACTGATCATTCGGGACGCGACCTTCATGTTGGGACGCGGGGATGTTCCGACGGTTCATGTGTACATCAATGTCGCGCAGGGCGCGACGCTTCTGATCAAGCGATCGACCATCATCGAGAAAGCGGAAGAGGGAGCGGGAATGCTCATCGTCATTCGCAATCACGGAATCACGAGCGTGATCGATTCACCAACGGAGATCCATTTATTGGAACAATACGAAGGTTCGTTGGAGATTCAAAACTCTCAGTTGATCAACGAGATCGGCGGGCTTTTGCAGGTCAGCGGCGGGAGTACGACCGTTACGGATTCCACGCTGGGAGCGCTCGGGTTCTCCGTGCCGGCGGACGCATCCCTTACACTCGACGGTTTGCATTCCGGAGTGTATCTGGAAAACTGGAATCTGCAGGATTGGCTGCCGGAGGCCGGATATTCGATCGCGATCCAGCGGTCGACCATTCTGGAAGACAATCTCGAACCGGGGCCTTTCGAACGGGGATGGCTGTTGTTCCCCGATGAGAACTCACAGGTTCGGCTTTCCAACTCGGAAATGCGTAAAGTGTTCTTCGATGTGAGCAATGAAACGGCGGAGTTTGACAATTTGAGGATTAACGAACCCACCAGCTTGCGGTATAAAGACATTACGCTGGAAAACGTGACCATGACCGGGCAATGGCCGATTACGATCCGCGATTCCGATGTTACGATACGGAACTCGAACTATCTGTTTCTGCAGCCCAGCGGGACATCGAATCTGATGTTGATCGATTCCCATGTGGTTGAGTTTATCCCAAGGGAGTTCTATGGTACGATTACTTTCGAAAACGGTACATGGACGAACGCGGGGGAGATAATCGGCGGCGAGGATTATCATTCCGAAGGCAACGATTTTGCCATTGCGGGCAGCCTTACGATTGGACCCGAAGTACGGCAGAATCTACAGTGGAAGAACGCGCGGGTCACGCGGGAGTATACCGCGATAGTCACGGATCAAAGCGGCAATTCATTACCCGGCCTGACTGTAACGATCGAAGGACAAAGCTATACGACGGATGAGAAGGGGCAAGTCGTTTTTCGCATCGTTTTTGACGAGACGAACTATAACCAGCCGACGGAGATTACCGTATTAAAGCAATCTCAGCTTTTGTTCCAAGACGGAGTCGATTTCTTTACGGCGACCCCGATTCAAATAGCGATTCAGGAATAAGAGCTTTAACTTTGAGTGGATGATAAAGAGACTCAATTAACGAAAAAGCGAGCTAGCAATCAAATACCGGTCGGGCAAGCGAAGAAGAGATGTTTGCCCGACTGATCTTCTATGGGGTGGCTCTACTAGGTCGGTCAGGGCGCGAGGTTTGGCTCATGCCGCTTGGCGATTTGCTTGATCAGTTTGGTATTTATAAAGAACTTATGGCAACGTTGGGAAGATGAGCAGTAACAGGATAGACGAGTTAATATATTCTGACATATAATGAGAAAAACCTGTTTTGGAGGTTCATTATGTTATCAGGAGAATTGGTTTACAAACAAGTTAAATATCACTTTTCTTATGAGGATAGTGAGCTTCGTATGGATGCGATTGAACCAGGTGGCTTTTCGATCATGTCGATTTTCGCAAGTGATCGAGGAATGTATTTAGAAGAAAAGTATTTAATTGGTGAATGCTTTTCAACAGGTAAAAAAGTTGTATTTATTCCCCAATATAATACATTTGGTGCGTCAAACAGTACAATGATAATTACCATTCAGCATATGTTTATTTTCAGTGGAGAAATCAAGGCTATCTCAGCGCTTCATATCGAAGCAATAGAATTGGACTACATTTATGGAGTTAATCGTTGCATCTCATACAACTTCAGCGAGAACAATAGATTGGAAAGCATTCAAATTCATACTCAGGATGAGGTTACAACCAAGTGCGGTGAAATTTAAGTTAATAATGTAAACATACAGTGCAATTTTAGAGTTTTACAGACATTGAAATTTGGGCCTGTTAAGGAACCTATTCATTTATCATCATGTATTGAATTGAGCTTTGCACTTACTTCCGATTATAGTTTAATAATTAGCCTTTGCTATTATTTGAGAGGCTTGCTTAGCTTCCTATGTTATCGCAGAAATATTAGTATCACATCAGTGGCATTATATAGCAATGAAAGTGGTAAAGCGCTCCAGTGTGGCGAACTGGTTTTTAATTCAGAGTCAACGGAGCCTGAAACACAAGAAGTTATTAGTCAAAGGTTTATTCCGTTCGACTATTTACATCCCCACATTACTGAAATTCTACAAGATATTATTGATGGGAAATTATTTACTGCTCATATACCCACAACTGCTGCACAAGGGAAGGAGATTACGAATGCGAGTTTTTTAATGACAACAGCTGCATTTGAAGCAGAGTTCTCTCGATTATATCCGAATGGTCTGCCTACATCTGAAAATAGGACAAAAGCACAGTCTACGGTAGAGGTAACTATTCAAAACCTTATTGAGACCACTCATGGAAAAGAAAAAGATATATATAAGTTTCTAAAAAAGATGATACGAACTGATGCTACAAAAGATAAAGTGGCACTTGCAGCACGAGATTATGGTGATATTGCAGATATTTTTGGTAAACATCTATTTGCACTAAATCATGTAGAGTTTGAGTATACAACGATTGGACAGAGAGTATTCGATCAAAGGAACATTTTCGCACATGGTAAACGCAGCGATTTCATATCAGGGGCATTTCTTGACGTCACGTACCTAGAGTATTTGATATATGGAATGCAACTTGCGAAATACGGGATTGAAAAACTAAATATCCAGCGAGCTATTAACAAGCTATTTGGACAGAATCTTGCACTATAGATATACCTTTATATGGTATTCGCTTACCAAAACTCAGATTAGTTACACGTTTCAAAGATATGACGACTCAGCATACATGAGTCGTTTTTTTATGCCCATTTTTCCTAGGGAGGTGATTCATTGGCATCCGACTTCGGACTAAAGATTGGAATTGAGGGCGAAAAAGAGTTCAAGAAAGCTCTCTCCGAGATCAACCAGTCGTTCAAGGTACTCGGGAGCGAGATGAACCTCGTCACCTCCCAGTTTGACAAACAGGACAAATCGGTCGGCGCGCTGACCGCCCGAAACCAAGTCCTGAGAAAAGAGATCGATGCTCAAAAAGAAAAGGTCGAAACCCTCGAAGCCGCGTTGCAGAACGCGGCTTCTTCTTTTGGGGAGAACGATAAACGCACTCAATCGTGGCAGGTTCAGCTCAACAACGCCAAAGCCGCCCTCAACGGTATGGAGCGCGAGCTTGGCGCGAACAAAACCGCGCTGGAGGGCGCGGCGGATGAGCTAGGCTCAGCCGGTAAGCAGGCTGACGAGTTCGGCGACGAAGTAAAGAAATCCGCCGATCAGGCGGACGACGCGGGCGGGCGTTTCGACAAGCTCGGTTCGGTCGTGAAAGGCATCGGCGTCGCGCTCGGCGCGGCCATGGCGGCGATTGGCACCGCGGCGGTAGTGGCGGGTAAAGCGCTGGTCGATATGACGGTCAACACCGCGGCATATGCGGATGAGATGCTGACGCAAAGCTCCGTCACCGGCATGAGTGTGGAGCGGCTGCAGGCGTATTCGTATGCCGCCGATCTCGTGGACGTGTCTATGGAAACCCTGACCGGGTCCATGGCGAAGAACGTGAAATCCATGTCCAACGCCGCCGGTGGGAGCGAGAAGTTCGCCGAGGCATACGATCGGCTTGGCGTTTCCGTGACGAACGCGGACGGTACACTTCGCGACAGCGAGGACGTCTACTGGGATGCCATCGACGCGCTAGGGCAGGTATCGAACGAAACGGAGCGCGACGCGCTGGCCATGCAGCTCTTTGGGAAGAGTGCGCAGGATTTAAATCCGCTGATCGATAAAGGAAGCGAGGGCATCGCGGCGCTGACCGACGAAGCCAAACGTATGGGTGCGGTACTGAGCGAGGATACGATCGAGAAGTTCGGGACGTTCGACGATTCCGTACAGCGGCTCAAGCAGGGTGCTGCGGCGGCCCAGCGGGTCATGGGGATGGTGCTGCTCCCGCAGCTTCAGACGCTCGCGGACGATGGGGTTTCTCTGATTGGCGATTTCACCTCTGGACTTGCGGAAGCGGGCGGTGATTTTGACAAGATCACCGTCGTGCTCAGCGAAACGGTGGGCGGGATTGCGAACACGATTCTTGGCAGCCTGCCACAATTTGTACAAGTCGGCATGAGCATCGTGAGCGCGATCGGCGGCGCTCTGGCGGCGAATCTGCCCTTGCTGGTTTCCGCCGCTACAAGCATCATCATGACACTGTTGCAGGTGATCATCGCCGCACTACCGCAGTTTACGGACGGCGCGGTACAGCTGATTTCCATGCTCGTGCAGGGGATCGTCGATAACCTACCGGCGCTGGTTGAGGCGGCGATTCAGATGATCGCTTCATTCGCGCAGGGTATCGGCGGCGCGCTGCCGACGCTGATCCCCGCGATCATCGAAGCGGTACTGCTGATCTGTGAAACGCTGTTCGACAACATGGACAAGATTCTGGACGCGGCATTTTCGATTGTAAATGGTTTGGCGGAGGGTATCATCCGCGCGCTGCCGAAACTGATCGAAGCGCTGCCGAAACTCATCACGGGGATCATCAACTTCTTCATGCAGAACCTGCCCACCCTTATGGCTATGGGTATCGAACTGACGGTTCAGCTCGCGATCGGCCTGATTAAGGCGCTCCCGCAACTGATCGCCGCGCTGCCTCAGATCGTTTTGGCTATCCTGAACGGACTGCGCCAATCGGTATCGTCCGTGACAGAGATCGGTAAAAACATCGTCAACGGCTTATGGGAAGGCATTAAAAGCATGGCCTCGTGGCTGGCTTCAAAGGTGAAGGACTTCTTATCCAACATCGTGAAAAGCGCAAAGAAAGCGCTCGGCATTGCATCGCCTTCCAAAGTGTTCGCCGGAATCGGCGAGAACATGGGCGAGGGCGTGGGAGTCGGGTTCACCGACGCTATGGAGGACGTGAACAAGCAGATCCAGAGCGCGATCCCGACCAGCGTGGACGTTGGCGCGATCGATGTATTGACAAACCTGCCGAACAGCGTGAGCTTTGCCGGCTCAAGCGACCTTTTATCGCAGAAGCTGGACGTTCTGATCGGCGAAGTGCGGCGGTATCTGCCGCAGCTCGCGGGTATGCAGCTAGTTGCGGATACGGGGGCAACCATCGGCTGGCTTGCGCCGGCTATGGACGACACGCTGGGCGCGATTCGCAGGCGAAAGGAGCGGCTGACGTGAGCGATATCCGATTCGGAACCAAATGGGCGCGCGCGGACTACGGTCTGATCGTCGCGCCCTACGCCATCCCCATTCCGGAACCACAGACGAATTTCGTCGAAATTCCCGGACGTGACGGTGCGCTCGATCTATCGGATGCGTTCGGCACGGTGCGATATACCGATCGAATTATCCCGCTGACGCTGTACGCCTGCGCTCCGTTCGACACGCTGATTTCCGCGTTCGCGGCGGATGTGCACGGACAGCGCATAAACGTGATCTTCGATCGCGACCCGACATACTATTACGATGCCCGGGTTACGGTAGAGGATGTAGAACGGCACTGGGGGTACTGCGAACTGTCGCTGGAATGCCGCGCGAAGCCGTATAAGCTGGAACAATTTGAAACAGCGATTACGGTTCTTCCCACAGGCACCGCAACCATGACACTGACGAACACGCGCATGCCGGTTGTGCCGATGATCACCGTTTCCGCCGAGATGACGCTGGCGTTTACGATCGACGGAAAGGACTATTCCGTGACGCTGCCCGCCGGGACGCACACCATCCCGTCGCTGGTGCTTTCGGAAGGTGATATGGAGATCGGAATCACAGGGACAGGCTCGGTCACGTTCGCTTATCGGAAAGGAGCGCTGTAATGTATCGGATACTCTGCGATTCGTATATACTCTACGATCCGCGCTTGCCGGAGTTGTTCGTGTTCGAGCCGGAGTTGACGCAGAAGAAAAACGAACCGGGCGAGTTAACGTTTACGATTCCGAAGGAGCATCCGAACTATGGCGTGCTGGAAAAGCTCAGGAGCCGAATCAAGGTCTATCGTGACGATACGCTGATCTGGCTCGGGCGCGCGATCGAGGACGACCGTGATCTTTACGAGAATCGGAAGGTGATTGCGGAGGGCGCGCTGTCGTTTCTGCTGGACAGCGTTCTGCGGCCATTCACATTCGATGGAACGGCGCCGGAGCTGTTTGCGTGGATTCTGACCGCGCATAACGCGCAGGTGAATGAACGCCAGAGACTGACGCTCGGGAACTGCGACATATCCGGGCCGGTCGGTGTAACGACAAAGGACTATTTGTCGTCATGGCAAGCTCTGAAGAGTTGCCTGCTCGATTCCTTCGGCGGTTACCTGATCGTTCGATATGATGAAAACGAGAATCCGATTCTGGACTATCTCTTAGGTGTACCGGATACGTCGACGCAGCGAATCGAGTTCGGCGAAAACCTGATCGATCTGGCGCTGAGCAGGAGTGCGTCCGAAACCTATACCGCCTGCATACCGCTCGGCGCCGCACTGCGGGACATCGATCCCGAATCGGACAGCGACGCGCGTCTTACGATCGAGAGCATGAACGATGGACAAGATTTTCTGATCGATTCCGCGCTGGCGGCAGATTATGGGGTCATATTTGCACCGTCCAGTTTGACCACATGGGACGAAATCACCGACGCGAATGTCCTCATGAGCCAAGGCCACGATTGGCTGAGCGGCACCGGCGTACGGTTCAAACAGACGATCAAGCTTTCGGCGGTCGATCTGCACAACGCCGACGCGAATGTAGAATCGTTCCGATTCCTCGATAAAGTAGTCGTTTCCTGCGGAACGCTCTGTCAAGAAGAAACGTATGTGCTGTCGGAACTGACGATCCCACTGAACAACCCGGCAAGCACCGGTATCGTGCTCGGAGATTCGCGTCCGTCTTTGATCGGCGAAGAGATAGAGCAGAACACATCGGTGAAAAACCGCATCGAATCGATCGAAGCGGACTACACCACGCATGGCGAGATCAAAGGGATCGTGCAGGAACAAATATCGCAAAACACCTCCATTCTGCAATCGGCGCAGCAGATCATTCTGACCGCGCTGGAGGACTATGTGCGAACGCAGAATTTCATCGCGTTGCAAGATACGATACAAACCTCATTCTCGGTCATGGCGGGGACGATTGAAGCGAACTTTACGGAAACGGCGAGCCGCATCTCGACTCTCGGCGGGGATACGTCCCAGCAGTTCGAGTCGGTGCGCAGTTTCATCCGGCTGATTTCGTCCGGTATCGTGATAGGCAAGAGCACGTCAGCGATCAAGCTGAAGCTCGAAAACGATGTACTGTATTTCTTCACGGGAAGCGAGGATAGCGTGACCACCGACAGCGCGATCGCGTACTTTTCGGCGGGGAAACTGTTCGTCAACGACGTGCAGGTGCTCTCGTCGTTACGCATCGGAAGCTTTACGTGGGTTCCCGAGAGCGGGAACCTGAACTTTAAGAAGATCGCGGGGTAAGGATATGGCAAATTGGCCGTATGAGTCGATACATGTCGGTTATACGATCGTTAACGGTTCGCTGACCGGAACCGCCGAGAGCAAGATATCCTGCTGGTTGGAATATAAAGTTGTGTCGCAGTCCGTTGCAAATAATACATCGACCATCCGGTTTTATGTGTTTATGGCAACCTCGGGGAATACTTCGCAGTATGACGTCTACTGCAATAATATCGATTCCAACTCCCGTGGCGCAATGAGTGTATCGGTTGACGGCAGCTCCGTGTATAACCGTATTGGCAGAGGGTTTGCGATCTCTCGGATTCCATACCGGGACGAATACATCACGCAGTATCAGGAACCATACAATACGGCGCTGGGCTATCAGTACCTTATGATCCTGACCGACAATGCAAGCACGGAAAGCGAAGCATACGGAGAGTGCACGATCTCCCACAATTCGGATGGGACGAGACAGGTGGCGCTATCGTTTGCCGGGAATCTCACATACTCTTCGGCGATCGGTTCTGCCAGCGGATCGGTCAGTATTTCGCTTCCGGCTATCCCGCGCGTCACCACGCCAAGCGTGTCCGTCGTAACGCTCGGGAGCGCGGCGACGATCACGCTTTCACCCGCTTCGAGCGCGTTTCTGCACTCACTGAGGGCGAAGTTCGGCTCGCGTGCGGAAACGACGATCGCAACGCAAACCTCGGCGACGAGTATACCGTGGACGCCATCGCTGGACGAAGCCAACGCCGCGCCAAACGCGACGAGCGTCGTGGGCACGCTCTATTGCGATACCTATTCCAGCGGAGTTCTTCTTGGTACGACACAGGTTAGCGTGACAGCCGCGATCCCGGCTTTGGTCGTGCCGACGGGTTCGATCTGGTACTCAGAAGCGGAAGAGGATCTGACGACGCAATTTGCCTGCTATGTGCAACGCAAGAGTAAGCTAAGCGTTAGTATATCCGCTGTGGGCGCATACGGATCGTCCGTTTCCTCAATCTCAACCACGGTCAACGGCGCGACGTACTCGGGAAACATCTTTTCGACAAACGAACTGACGACCGCGGGTACGAATACGATCCGAACGACGATCACGGATACCCGCGGGCGGACAACAGTCCTGACAGGAACGTTCGAAGTGGTTTCATATGACGCGCCCGCCGTTCAGTCCGTGTCGGTCTATCGCGGCGACGCTTCGGGGAATGCCAGTAATACGGGCGCTTACGCTATGGTGACGGTCGCTGGTTCGATTTCCGCAGTCAACAGCGCGAACACGCGAGCGCTCAAGATTGGTTACAAGCGCAAGAGCGAAGCAACCTACTCGGATGCGTCGTTTTCCCTTGCGGATTATGCCGTCAACGGTTCGTTTCTGATCGGCGGCAGTTTGTCGAACCAGTACACCTATGATATCCGCGTCACGCTTGGCGACTATTTCGGTGAAGCGTACGGATACGCCGATCTCAGCACGGCTGAGGTGATCCTCTCCGTTCGCAACACCGGTATGGGGCTGGCGGTCGGGAAAGTCGCGGAGCAGGATGGCTTCGACATCGGCTGGCCTGCACGGTTTCGGGGAGACGTTCAATTCGATGAAGGACTGCTATTTTCGAGCGCGCTATGGCTGCTGAATCTCGTATTCCCGGTCGGGAGCATTCGGTTGACGGTGTCCGCTGCGGACGAGAGCGCTTTCCTCGGCGGGACATGGGTACGCTGGGGAACGGGCCGTGTACCGGTGGGCGTGAATACGTCCGACACGAACTTCAATACCGTCGAGAAAACAGGCGGCGCGAGCACGCACACGCTGGCGACGTCGGAGTTGCCGTCACACAACCATTCGTTCAGCGGATCGGTGACGGTCAACGCGAACGGCGCGCATACCCATCAGGCTTCGTCGGGTTCTTACAAAGTGGGAAGCGGGTCGGGTTCGACCTATTACTATATGACGAACGGCGGCAGTACGAGCGGACAGACGACCGGTTCCGGCGGGTCGCACGACCATACGGCGACGGTATCCGGCTCTGTCGGGAGCAACGGCAGCGGATCGGCGCACAATAACCTGCAGCCCTACATCACCTGCTATTTCTGGAAGAGAACGGCATAGAATCGGATTGGAAATAGTCAGGGCGCCCCTTTCGGAGCGCCCTTTGCGCAGCATGGCTCGATATCCAGAATGAACAGAAAACAATTACGTTCGAGCCATACGCTCACACGATCTTACTTTATCAGGGATTCATGAATTGAACAATAACAAACCGTTCAAATTACGAAAGGATTCTGCAAACAGGGGTAATCTATGGAATATACGCGCAACCTGAAAAAGGGCACGTCCGGCGAGGACGTGCTTTTTTGTAAGCAAAGGCTCTTGGAGCTTGGATTCTACAGCGACCACATTACGACGGTCACTAAGAAGACGTTCGGCGCAGACACGCTGGAGGCTGTGAAGCGGTTTCAGGCGCAGGCCGGGCTGACTGTCGATGGAATCATTGGGAAAGAAACGTGGACGGCGCTGTTCGGCGACACGGCGACGGAAGCGGAGCCGATCACAAAAGATACGGTATCGGATAAAGCAACCGAGATCTGCGCGCTGGCGCTGACGCGGATCGGTGATTTGTACATTTGGGGCGGTAGCGGTATGACCGATCTCTCCGACAGCGCGATCCAGTCGAAGGATGAAGAATACGCGCGGGCGATCGCGTTCCGGGATAAACAGTACAAATACGGTTTTTCCGATCTGCTGGGGCACGACTGTTCAGGTTTCATCTCATGGCTCATGCGCGAAACGAGGATTTGGGACGATCGTAAGAACTGTGACGGACTATGGGCACTCTGCGAAGTGGTTTCCCGTAATGAATTGATCGCGGGAGATTTCCTCTTCCGTAACAGCAGTACGAACACCGAGGATGAGACGCATATCGGCCTGTACCTTGGCTCCGGTAAAGTGATCCACGATAAGGGACGCGACGTTGGCGTTGTGGTGGAGGGAATCAATCAGGGCGGTAGTGGTTACTGGCACAAATGCGGCCGCTGCAAGCTTTTAAATCAATAGAAGTGGGGGAACGGGGTTGGATTATATCGGGGAGATCATTTCGGGTGTATTTGCGCTGCTGGTCGTTTGGCTGGAAGTGCGTATGACGCGCGATCGAAAACAAGTGGAAAAGCGCGCCATTGTTCGCGCAAAAGAATCGAAGCTCGCTATGAAAATGCAGGACGCGAGCTTATCGCTATCGCTGGCTACTGCGATTGCTGTGGAACGAGGAGAAACCAACGGCGAGATGAGGACCGCGCGTGAAAAAGCGAAAATCGCGCAGGAGGAATACGAAGACTTTGTCCATGAGCTTGCATCGGAGCAAGCTACATCAATCTAGGAGGAACTAACATGAAAAAGAAACTGATACTGGTACTGGTCGCGCTCCTGATGCTCGCGCTGCCCGCCGTCGCGCTGGCGGACACCGGTGAAACAGCAGACGCCACCGTCGCCGATATCCTGATCGAGAACGCCGTGAACATCGCCGCGGCGTTTTTTATTGCGTTGATCGGCGTTTTCGGCGCGTGGCTGACCGCGAAACTCGGGAAAGCGACCCAGCTCGACACCGTGAACCACGCGCAGCAGGAACTGATCAAGCTCGCGCAGATCACGGTCGGTGAGCTGAAGCAGACGGTCGTTGATGGTATGAAAGCCGCGCATAAGGATGGCAAGCTGACCAAGGAAGAGATCGCACAACTCGGTCAACTGCTCTATGAGAAAACTACCGCGAAGCTTTCCGCTTCGGCGATGGAAGTACTGACCGCCGCGCAGGTAGATGTTTCCGCGCTGATCACGGGCACGGCGGAACAGCTGATTGAGGGAATGAAGTAAACAACATATCGGGGAATGGGAGCGTCTTTCGAGACGCTCCTTTTTCTATATCTGGAGGAAACAATGACGGAACAAAACAAAGCCGATATCAGTCGTCTCAGGCTTGCGGGACATAGCTATACACAGATCGCGGAAATACTGCATCTATCCCGAAACACGGTGAAATCTGTTTGCCAGAGGTATGGATTTAAACAAGGAGTAACGCCTGAGATTGGGAGAGAATCGGGCGTTTGCCAGTACTGCGAAATGCGGATCACACAGCCACAAGGGCGGAAACATCGGAACTTCTGCTCAGATGCTTGCCGCCGCGCTTGGTGGAAAACGCACCGGGACTTGGGCAAGAAAAAGACGGTGGTTCAGGTGCGGTGCGTATTCTGCGGTCGTATGTTTGAGGATTACGCCCGGAACCACAGGAAATATTGCTGCCACGCCTGCTATATTCGCGATCGTTTTGGGAAGAAAAAGCAGCATGACAAACGAGCAATTTGAACGGGAGATGAAATATCGCGTTTCGATGGCGGCCGCGAATAGTATGCTCCGCCAAGGATTAATCAATCAAACCGAATACGATGGATTCAATCGACTCATGGCCGAAAAATATCGGCCACTGATCGGCGGTCTTTTGTTAAAATCTTCCGTTGATAAACACCGCGAATCGAGCTAATATGCCACATGACAGGAGAGCGGATATGAATCGTGTGGTTCGTAAATTAAAGCCAAAGATTCCGGCAATCCCGCAACGGATGCGGGTTGCCGCCTATGCTCGCGTTTCCAACGACAAGGAGTCTATGGTAGAATCCTTAGTTGCGCAGGTCGGGTATTACAGCGCGCACATACAACGAAATCCGCAATGGATCTACGTCGGTGTTTACGCGGACGAAGGCTTGACGGGCACGAAAGATAACCGGCCGGAGTTTCAGCGGTTGATCGCCGATTGCTATGCGGGAAAGATCGACATGGTGATTACGAAGTCTCTCAGCCGGTTCTCACGAAATACGCTGGACACGTTGAAAATTCTGCGGGAACTGAAGCAAAAGGGTGTGGATGTGTTCTTCGAACGGGAGAACATCCACAGTAATTCAGGGGATGGCGAGCTGATGCTTACCATCCTCTCTTCTTTTGCGCAGGAAGAAAGCCGGTCCGTTTCCGAAAACTGCAAATGGCGAATTCGGGAGAAGATGAAACAGGGTGAACTGGTCGGGCTAAGAGATATGTACGGTTACGTGATTGAGCGCGACAGTGTTTCCATAGAACCGCGTCAAGCCGAGGTCGTTCGGCAGATTTTTAATTGGTATATTTCCGGAGATTCCAGCGTGGTAATCGCGAGGTGTTTGAACACTGCGGGAGAATTGACGCTGAACCATGCCGCATGGAGCGCGAAACATGTCCGCGAAATCCTGGCAAATGAGAAGTACACAGGGAACGCGCTTCTGCAGAAATCCTATATCACCGATTATTTGAGCAAGCGCAAGAAACGAAACCATGGACAAGTGCCTCAGTACTATGTAGAACACTCGCATCCGGCTATCGTCGATACCGATACGTTCGAGACGGCGCGGGAGTTGCTCAAATCGGCTGGTGAACGGAATAAGCCGAATAGCCCCGTTAACGCGCGATATCCCTTCACCGGTAAGATTATTTGTGGCAATTGCGGGAAGAGCTTCCAGCGGAAAACGACGAAAGGGCGAGTTGGTTGGCTCTGCGCGACATATTTAGAGCGCGGAAGGAGCGCTTGCCCGGTGAAGCAGATACCGGAAGCGGCGCTGCTGGACGCCTGTGCGCAAACGCTCGAATTACCTTCTTTCGACGAAGTTGAGTTTCGGAATAAGATATCAAGAATCGAGGTCACGGGAGTCAACTCACTGAGTTTCGTTTTTACAGATGGAACCATACGTACAGCGGCGTGGAAAGACCGTTCCCGCTCCGAGAGCTGGACGGATGAGATGAAGCAAGCGGCAAGAAAGAAATCATTGGCGATCAAGGAGGCACTTAACGGTGGAAGCAATACAGAAACGGGTAACGAAAATTGAGCGAGCAACGGTCGCGTTGGGAGAAAACAATGTTCGCCTCCTCGCGAAACGACGCGTCGCCGCGTATGCGCGGGTATCGACCGACAGTGACGAGCAGTTCACAAGCTTCGAAGCACAGGTCGATTATTATAGCCGCCAGATCGCCGCTAACCCGGACTGGACGATGGTCGAGGTTTATACGGACGAAGGTATCACCGGCACGAACACGAAAAAGCGCGACGGCTTCAACCGCATGATTGCGGATGCGCTTGCTGGCAAGATTGACCTGATCATAACGAAGAGCATATCGCGCTTTGCCAGGAACACGGTCGATACATTGACGGCGGTTCGGCAATTGAAGGATAAGGGCGTCGAGGTGTTCTTCGAAAAAGAGAATATTTACACCATGGATTCCAAAGGCGAATTGCTTATCACAATCATGAGCTCGCTGGCGCAGGAAGAAAGCCGATCAATCAGTGAGAACGTCGCTTGGGGTAAACGCGCGAAATGCGAGGAGGGGAAGGTATACCTGCCCTACAAGCAGTTCCTAGGCTACGAAAAAGGACTGGATGGTCAGCCATGGATCGTTGAGGATCAGGCGGAAACTGTGCGGCTAATTTATAAGCTTTTCCTCGATGGGCTGATGCCTTCGGGTATTGCAAAAAGGCTGACAGAGCGAGGGATACCGTCTCCAGCGGGAAAGCAGGTTTGGTATTCGGGCACGGTAGAGAGTATCCTGACGAACGAAAAGTACAAGGGTGACGCGCTGCTGCAAAAAACCTTCTGCGTGAATTTCCTGACCAAAGAGATGAAGCGGAACGCGGGAGAATTGCCGCAATACTATGTGGAGCAGAGTCACCCTGCGATCGTTTCGCCCGAGGTGTTTGACGAGGTTCAGCAGGAATTAAAGCGTCGCCGTGAAGCCCGATATATTGGAAGGAGCGGGTGCTTTTCCAGCAAGATCATCTGCGGCGAATGCGGCAGCTACTACGGTCGAAAGGTCTGGCACAGCACGGATAAATACCGAACTGTGATCTGGCGTTGCCAGCATAAATATGACAACGGCGAACCGTGCAAAACGCCGCACGTGACCGAAGATCAGATCAAGGCGGCGTTTATAGAAGAAATGAACCGGGTGATTGCGAACAAGGATCAGGTGCTGGCTGATATTAGGATGTTGATCGCAACGCTGACCGACACGCGTGAGCTGGAAGAGAGGGAAGTCGTAGCGGGCAAGGAATTGGAAGCGGTATCCGAGTCGATGCGCAAGCTGGTTGACGCCTACGCTCATGCGCTGATCGAGCAGACCGAATACGATGATCGATATACGGAGCTTCTGGCGCAAAGCCGGACGATTGAGGAGCGGATTGCTGAGATCGGGGAGCAACGCGAGCAACGTAAGGCAAGGAAACGGGAGCTTGATGCGTTCTATAGGGCGCTAAAGGCGACGGGGCCGATAGTTGAGTTTGATGAAGAATTGTGGAATGTGGTGGTGGAGAACTGCGCCATATATGCGGACAAAAGCATGATACTCCACTGGAAAAATAGAATTGAATAATGGATCGTAATCGACTATTATTGACTTAACGGGTAACATCATCAAAAAACGTCGATTACTTGTGATAGAAACCATTAATTATCTTCAACAAAGTATTTTTTAGGGGTGAATCGCTATGCAACAGGGTCGGGGCTTGAACGGCGCTGATTTTCTATTATTGCTTTTATATCTAAATAAGCGCGAGCCAGTTAGGGGGTCGACGCGCTTAATAAAGATGATTTTTATATTCACGGAAGAAATCTTACCGCTGTTAAGAAGCAAAGGGACAATATTATCCGAGGACGCATTGCCTAAGTTTTTTGCGTATAATTATGGTCCGTTTTCTCGAGATGTATATGATCAAATTGAACTTTTCAAAAACATAGGGTTTATTAGCGTGCGCAACCTTAAGGTAGATGAAGAAATGGAGGAAGCGGACGATTGGGAAGAACAATCGTTTATTGATGAGATGGACTCACAAGGTGATTTTACAAATAATACCGATGGCAAATTCATGTGCTATCAGATTCTTTCACTTGGGGCAGCATATGTAGAGCAAGAGATACTCAATAAGTTGACGAACGGAGAGGAAGAGGTATTATCAACATTTAAATCACGAATAACAAAGATATCAGTGAGATCCTTGTTAAGATATGTTTACACAAAGTATCCGGAAATGACAGCTAATTCGCTGATTAAGGATGAGGTACTTGACTCATGAGAAATGCGAAAATCACAGAACTGGAACTTCGGAAGTTCTTCGTTGAGCAACAAAGCTCGGCTGAGGTTATATTGCATGTTGAAGTACCGGTTTTTTGTCGTTCCGTTGATTTAGTTGCTCAGAACAAAAAAGATAAAAGCCTAGCGGCAATTGAATTCAAGCTTCACGATTGGAAACGCGCGATTTTGCAAGTTCAGAGTGTAGCATTATGCTTCGATTATTTGTATATTTGTCTTCCAATGCCCAAAACAGCTCAAGGACGAGAATCAATTCTTAATCAATGCAGCCAAAACGGTGTGGGTGTATATTTCTATGCTTTTGAAGGAGAATGTTTTGAGATGGCCTTAGAGAGCCCTCAAACATCTACAGTCTGGGCCGCACAGAAAAAGCAGATTGTAAGTTATTTGGAGGCAATCGCAAATGAGTGAGAATATCCGGATATTACGTTACAATACTGGAACAGACAAAAAAGCTTTTGTTGAATTCAAAGAGCAATTTGATGCTGTTATTTTCAATGCGACCATTGTTGCTTATAGTGGAGCTTCTGTTGCTGACTTGGTATCGATGCATAAACGTAGATATATTATCGATCCTCAGACGCATATCTTTCAGCAAGAATTTTCAGCTGTTTGTACGGAAGATAAGAAGTCCAAAATTAAGAGTATGAAAAAATCAGTAGCAAAATACCTTTCGCTACTACCAAATGAGTTGACAAGTATTTTTATCGAGCAGCAAAGGCCGTTGGTACCAGGAGAAGTATTACCACATGCCGACGAATTAGTGGTAGCGAACTATAAATTTCAAACAGAATTCATTAGTGGATTTGTTGAGACGAAGGAATATGATAAGTATTTGAAGTTTGCTAATTTAAAACCTGAACCTAAGATAATAATAGCGCCTTATTTCATGTTAAAAGAATCTTATTCTGAGTACGAGATTAATGAATGGTTGGAACTATTTAGCATTTGCCTTAAAAAAACCATCGAATACTCGGTTGGCACAGGAAGCGAATATCCAGTTGCAGCGCAATTAGTTTTAGACAAAGGAATTCTCCAGATTCAGGGTATAATGCAAAAGCTTGAGCGCGTCCTATCAATTCCGGGTTACAGCTATATCTTTCTTTGGATTGATGATTTTAACGCATTTAATGCACCCAGAAACACCAATTCTGCCTTTTTTCAATTGATAAAAATGTTGAACACTTGCGGGAAAATGCCAATAATGGCATATGGGGGGTATGAATCAATCATTCTCTGTAACGTACATAGTCCTGCAAGACTTTTTGGTGTTGCACAATCTGTAGGGTATGGGGAATATAGGCCGATTACGCCTGTTGGGGGCGGATTGCCGACAAACAAGTATTATTTCCTTCCGCTTCATCAAAGGCTACGATACGATGAAGCCGCTGAGATTCTTTCTCGACTAGGGTATTTTTCAAGAGATGAATCATTAGCAGCAATTGATTATTATGCTAATATCTGTGGTTGCAAAATGTGCCATGAAGTAATTGAAAATGATATCAATAATTTTGTCGCATACAATGATTCCATACCTTTTACAATTGTAACTAAAAGTGGGAATGTTTCACGAAATCGCCCGACTACGGAAGCTAGTCTGGCTGCAGCGATGCATTTTTTGTTTTGCAAGATTGATGAGTGGAAAAATGTTGAAGAAAAAGAATTCTATGTGCTCGTTCAAGAGTTGCACGAGCATTATAAAGAGTACTTACCTCAAATGTTAGGCGCAATTACTTCCTGGGAAAATGTCTATGAGCACGAAGAGAATTAAGCGAGTGATAATTGCAGGGGCTGGATTTTCAGCACCAGCAAAGCTACCCATTCAGAGTCGAATAATCGATAAAATGATCGAGGAACCGCAAGGTGGGTTTCTAGATGGAACAATTCCTCGGGAAAGTTACAAATTCCTAGATGCATATATTATTGTTGGCTTATTC